TTCGGCTTTTCATGCTGTGTCGGAGCGATCCTGTTAGCGTTTGGTACTGCTTTCGGAACCGAATTTATTGAATATTGTATCACAAAAACTATTGACAATCCATAATTCTTGTAATACAGTATCTCATATGGCAAACATACTCCCCACCGACAAGAAAATCCAAGTCATTCAGGAGTTTCGCAACTATGCCCCAGCCTAAGCCGAGGGGGCCAGGACGGCCCAAGCTGCCCAAGGGGGATGCTAAGTCATCCATTGTGTCAATCCGGCTGAATGCGGAGGACCGCAAGCGGGCGGAGGCGGCAGCTCGCGCCAGCAATCAGAGCGTGTCGGAATGGATTCGCGTTGCCCTAGCGGCGGCTATCGGTGGCTGAAATGGTCAAATTCAAATTAGGACACCACCGAGGAGCGCGATAAATTGACAATGCCTAACAGTATCGCGACCATAACGCGATGCCAGTCAAGATCAATGGCCAACTCGTCGAGCTCTCGCAACAGATAGCCGAAATAGACCGGCTCGACTACGAAGAGTCGCTGTACGAGTTTACCAAGGCATCGTGGCGCATCAACGATTCGCATCCGTGGATAGATGGCTGGTGCGTCGAAGCCGTGTGTGAACATCTGCAAGCCGTTATCGATGGGCAAATAAAAAACCTTATTATCAATCAGCCGCCAAGGACCGGTAAGAGCAGTACTTGCAGTGTTGCACTAGCGCCCTGGACTTGGGCTCAACCAACACGCACGTTCACGAGCGGCCCGGGCGTCACGTTCCTCTATGCATCCTTCAACGATCGATTGAGCGTGCGCGATTCCGTGAAATCACGCCGAATTATCGCCTCCCCGTGGTATCAGGATTTGTGGGGAGATCGGTTCAAATTACTGGATGACCAGAATACACGTACACGATTTGGAAATGACCAAGGGGGTGAACGGCTCATCACGTCGATTCAAGCCGCCGGCGTCACAGGAGATGGCGGGAACTGCTTTGTTGCCGGTACAAAGGTGGCCGTTCCTAGCGGACAACGAAACATTGAGGAGATGAAAGCTGGCGATGAGGTCTTAGCGTTCGATCTGCGACAGGGGAAGGTGGTAAAATCTTGCGTAGTCGCCACAGCCAACCGGATTGCCAATGACCTCTGCACGCTATACGAAGTTTCGGGACATCGATTCACATGTACTAAAGATCATCCAATCCACTCACCGGGGCGCGGATTTATCCGAGCTGGTGAAATGGGGCCAGGAGACGGGCTCCTTATATCAAGAGGCCAGAAAATATCAGACCCGCACCGTCCTGCGTCTGATCTGCGACAATTGCGGCAAGAATGTGGACAAACTCCTACTTTGCATTCAATGTCACAGACATCACCACTTTGGACTATTGGAGAAGTCGCCGCTGTTACCCATCATCGCGGCGAATCGGTCCCGGTCTATGACATCCAAGTTGAAGGACAGAACAACTTTTTTGCGGAATCTATACTTGCCCACAACTGCATCGTAATTGACGACCCGAATTCCGCGCAGGAAATAGAATCGGAAGCAGTCATCGCCCGAACACTCGACTGGTGGGATGGCACCATGTCGACGCGCTTGAATGATATGAACCTTGGCGCGTTCATCGTGAATCAGCAACGCCTCGGCGAGAATGATTTGACCGGGCACATTTTATCGAAAGAAGCCGATGATTGGTGTTTGCTGATGCTGCCGATGCACTATGACCCGGAGAGATCTTTTTTCTTGCCAACGGGATGGAAAGATCCGCGGACCGTCCCTGGCGAGCTATTGTGGCCCGAACGATTCTCAGAACAGAGCATCGCCACGCTGGAGCGCAAACTCGGTGCGTGGCGGGCTGCGGGGCAACTCGAGCAATCTCCGCAGCCTCGGGGCGGCGGCGTCATCAAGCGCGCCGATTGGAAACTCTGGCAGGCCGACACCTATCCTCCGATGAATTTTATTTTGGGGTGTGTCGATACCGCCTTCACGCTTGACACGATGAACGATCCGTCCGGCATGATCGTGTGGGGTGCGTTCAACCTAGATCGCACACAACACGCGAACCGGATCTACAATCGCGTGACCAAAAAACTGATGAGTATTGATCGGCTGAGCGTTGACAATCTTGCGCACGCGATGGCGATCTTCGGGTGGACGGAGCGTTACGAATTTCACCAATTGATTGAACGAGTCGTACAGACCGCGCGCAAGTTCAAGGTCGATCTACTGTTGATCGAAAACAAGGCGAGTGGAATTTCACTAGGGCAGGAGTTGAGGCGACTTTACGCCGATGAAAAATTCGGCGTACAGTTCTTTGATCCGAAGTCGCAGGACAAGTTTGCGCGATTGGTATCTGTGCAGCACATATTCCAAGAGGGGCATGTCTGTGCGCCAGAAACCGAATGGGCCGAAGCAATCATCACGCAGGTTGGACAGTTTCCTCGAGCCAAGCACGATGAGTATGTCGACTTGACCTCAATGGGCATTCGGTACTTGCGCGATAACGGTCTTTTGCTGCGTGCGCCGGAAGTCGAAGCGGAGCGCGATTCGCACATTGTCTATCCTGGAGGGAATGGCGCTGGAGCCCTCTATCCGTGTTAGTAGCGCCCTAGCACTTTTCGGGTTACGATTCTACTATGGTGAATGGCTATCCCATCTTGGATCCGCCGCGTGTACGCGCGCAAGCGATTGTGGATTTGATTTCGCGCTATCAGCGGCCCTGGATTTTTCGAGTCGAGGTGTGGGCGACGCAAATGCCGTTTCGGCAGGTGTATGAGATTGAGGCCGCGAGTGATGATGATGCCGCATCGCAGGGCCTGAAGCGATTCGAGTTCGACGTCCTGGCGGCGTTGAGGGCGAGAAACTAAATGGCGGCCGGTCCCCACAATATGCCATCCTCCCAAGGACTCGCGCCGATGGGTACTCCCGATGCGCCCGAACTCATCGTTGAAGTGGAGGGCGAACCCGAAGATCGGCCGACATTCGATAATGATGGAAATATTGTCGAGATCAAACACGGCGACGGTGCGGTGACCGTGAGTCTCGATGGCCAGCCGTTGCAGGAGGCGCCGAGAGCGGCAAAACAAACCGGGCATTATGCCAATCTTGCCGAGGAAATTCCGCACGATGTGCTGAGTATTATCGTCGAGGATTTGCTGCGCGGTATCGATGAAGATCTCGAGAGTCGGCGCGATTGGATCGAACAACGCGCGCAGGGGTTTCATTTGCTCGGTCTGAAGATCGAAATTCCGAATGTACAAGGCGCGAGCGATGGTGCGCCGGTCGAGGGCATGAGCAAAGTCCGTCATCCCCTCTTGGCCGAAGCGGTGCTACGGTTTCAGGCCAATTCCCGCGGCGCATTCCTGCCGACGGACGGCCCGGTAAAGATTCGAAACGATGACACCAATTCGACAAGCGATGAGGATGCGCTCGCGAACGTGCTAGAGAAGGATCTGAATCACTATCTCACGGTGAAGGCGACCGAATACTATCCGGATACTGAAAAGATGCTCTTTCAGGCTGGATTCGGCGGCGATGGGTTCAAGAAGATCTACACGTGTCCGTTGCGCAATCGCCCCGTGTCCGAGTCCGTCGATGCGGATGATCTGATCGTCAATCAATCGGCGACGGACTTAGGGAATGCACTGCGCGTCACGCAGCGCATCATGATGAAGCCCTCGACGGTTAGGCGCATGCAGATCGTCGGGGCGTATCGGGATATCGCCTTGGGGCAGGCGGTCGCCCCGACGCCCGATGCGCTCAAAGAGGCGAAGAATGATCAGCAGGGCATTCGACCCGAAGGATTGCGCAATCCGAAGGATCAGGAACGGGAGATTTACGAGTGCTATTGCGAGATCGATATTCCGGGATTCGAGCACAAGGACGCCGACGGAAAAGTGAGTGGGTTGCCGATTCCCTATCGCGTGTCGATCGATAAATCGGATCGCAAAGGGCTTGCGGTCGTGCGCAATTACCCGCCGATCGTTGGGGATGAACTGCCTACCGCGAAGAAAGTATTCGTTAAGTTCCCCTTCGCGCCGGGTCCAGGATTTTACGATATCGGGCTCTTGCATATCCTCGGGAACACCACGAACGCAGCGACGGCCGCGTGGCGACTGATGCTTGATAATGGCATGTTCGCCAATTTCCCTGGATTTCTGACGGCGAAGGCATCGGCGCGCCAAAACACCAACATTTTTCGCATTCCGCCGGGCGGCTCTGCGCAGATTGAGACGGGCGGTTCGCCCATTCGCGACTTTGCGATGCCGCTTCCCTACAACACGCAGCAAATGCCGCCGTTGATGTCCCTCGTGACCGAGATCGTCGAGACGGGACGGCGTATTGGCGGCACGGCCGAGGTACAAGTCGGTGAAGGGCGTGCCGATGTGCCGGTGGGAACGACGCTCGCAATGATCGATCAGGCAATCAAGGTCATGGACGCCGTGCACAAGCGCATGTACAGCGCGTTTGCCGAGGAATTTCAGCTATTGCTTGAGGAATTCAAGGCCAATCCGCGCGCTTTGTGTCAGTGCAAGAGCAAAACAGCGTGGGATTTGCCGAAAATCGAGGAAGCACTGCAAAATTGCAGCCTGGTGCCCCAAGCGGACCCTAATACCTCCTCGACGGGGCAGCGGTTGATGAAAATCATGGGCCTCATTCAGCTCATGGGGACATTCCCGACGCTCATCGACCCGGTGAAGACGTGTACGGGCGCCATCGCGGCCTTGGGATGGGCCAATCCGCAGGAATTCATGGTGCCCCGGAACGCGCAGGCCGCGCCGCCGCCGCAATTGCTGCAGATGCAGGCCGAGGAGAAACGCAAGGATCAGGATTCGCAGGCCAAGATGCTCGAGGCACAAGCGAAAATGACCACCGCGCAGGGCGTTTCCGCTAAAACTCATGCCGAGGCGCAAACGGCGGGGCTCGATGGTGGCGGTCAGACCGCGGCGCCCGGACCCGAGCCATTATCGCCCTTGGATATCGCGACGGCCGAGGCCAAAGTGCTAGATGCCAAGACCCGCGCTCGGGAAGTGGGGGTGAAGGAACGTCAGATGGTGGTTGAGAACCAAAACCGGGACCAAGACCGCCATGCGAAGGAACTTGACACCCGGGTTGATCTGGCGAAGGATTTGCTCACCGCGCCACCGGGGGCGCAGAATGTGGGCGCAAAGGCCAATCGAATCGTGAAAGAGGTCAAGAAATCACCATGAGCGAGATGAGCCGCGAGGCCCGGGAAGCCGCAAAATCCAAAGTGAAACGGCTGCTGGCGGATCCAAGTAAGCCCGTCGATGCGTCGGGATATACCCCGCCAGGCCCCGAACTCGGGATGGTCCAAACCGGCGAACGGCCCGTGACGCGGCCCCGATTCCGCGCTGGCGGCTCGATTACCGGTGGCAAAACGACGGCTCGAGCCGATCGCAAGCGCCGTTCCACGGGCGGCATGACCGCAACGCAATACCTCAACCGCGACGTTCACGAAGCCAACGACGCGAGACCCGGCCTAAAGCACGACGGTGGATTCAAGCGCGGTGGCGTGGCGACCGACGGGCGCGCTCGAGCGCACAAGTTCATCGGCGGTCCGATGCCAGGGGGCGCCGGAATATCCGGCCCCATGATGGCGCAGCGACGCATGTACAAATCCGGCGGCAGTGTGGCTCACGGCCCCGATTGCGGATGCGCGAAGTGCTCCGGCGGCCGGATAGCACGCGCCTCGGGCGGTGGCAACTGGATTGCGGGAGCCACCCAAAACAAGGGCGCGTTGCATCGCAGGCTCCATGTTCCCGAGGGCGAGAAGATTCCCGCCAAGAAGATCACAAAGGCCGAGCACAGCAAGAATCCGACAGAGCGCAAAGAGGCATCCCTTGCCAAGACGCTGAAGGGATTGCACAAATCTGCGGGAGGTGCCCTTGATGGCGGCACACGTCCGATAGGGGGCCGCATGGCCAAAGCCAGCGGCGGTCGCACTAGCAAAAAGGGCGGCATGAACGTCAATATCATCATTGCGCCGCCGAAAGCGGCTGGTCCGATGCCAGGACCCATGCCGATGCCCCCGGGCGGTCCCCCTCGTGGGATTCCAGCGCCGCCGCCGGCCGCGATGGGACCACCGGCCGGAATGCCGCCCCCTGGTGTCGGTGCACCGCCCCCGATGGGCGCGCCGCCGCCGCAGATGCGCAAGTCCGGTGGTCGCGCCTACGGCAAGAGCGGCTATCCGATCAAGGACGGCAGCGGCGGCGGGATGGGCCGACTTGAAAAGGTCGGCTTGGCTTGATCGGTTTCGAAGAAGCGTTGACGGCGGCGATAACCGCCGAGATGGATCGCATCAAAGACAATATGGTCGGTGGACAACTGGACATTCGACTCTATGATCGCCAGGTCGGCGGCTATCACGCCCTGCGTTTGGTCCTCGAAGAATTTATCCCGCAGATCAACAAAGAACGCAACGAGAAATAACTATGCCCAATGTGGCGATGAAGCATGACATCGATCCGCGTGATGTCATTTTGAAAAACCTCGGCAATGTACTGGACGATTTTGAGATTTGCGCCGATGAAGTGCTGGTCGCGACGTACCGGCGTCCCGAGAAAACGGCGAGCGGCTTCTATCTGCCCCGCAAGACGCTGGAGGAGGATCTTTTCCAGTCCAAGTGCGGGCTTGTGGTCAAGATCGGGACGCAGTGCGTATTCCCGAATGTGAAAATCGCCCTTCACGACTGGATCGTAATGCGCCCGTCGGACGGATGGGCGTGCGAGATTCTTACCGCCATCGAAGCGGTCCATTGCCGCATGATTCAGGCGAAGTACATCCGCGCGAAAGTCCCGCATCCCGAACTGGTCTGGTGATCCGCATGGCCGAAACAACCGCTACCGATATCGAAGTGACCATTGAGGATGCCCCATCGACGGCCGATGCGAAGGCCAAGGCCGCGCAGGTCGCCGCCGAGGCAAGGCCTCCCGAAGCGGTAACGCCAGAACCTGTTGCTGCGCCCAAGAAAGAACCTAAACCCAAGGCACCGATCGTTCAGCCCGAAGAGGGGCTGGAGAAACTGAAACAGCAGCTCGAGGCCGAACGGCGCGAAAAAGAGCAAGAGCAGCAACGCCGACAAGCCGCCGAGGCCCGCGCGACCGAGGCCGCGGCGCAGGCCGCGACCGCACAGGGCCGCGCGCAGGATAGCGAACTCACCACGGTCACGACGGGTCTCGCGCACGTCAAGCAGATGCGTGAGGTCCTGCGCGCCAAGTTCGCCGCCGCGTCCGCCGTATCTGATCACAATGCCATGGCCGACATTCAAGACGAAATGGCCGAGGCTGCGGCGAACCAGAAGATGTTCGAGCGCGCCGAACAGGAACTGAAAAATCGCCCCAAGCCGCAGCCGCAAATGCCGGATGATCCGGTTGAGCAGCTTGCCGCTCGCATGGCGCCGCAGAGCGCCGCGTGGATTCGCGCGCACCCGGAGTACGCGACGGGCGAGAAATACCAGGAAATGGTCGCTGCGCATCAGATGGCCCTCGCACGACGTTTGGCGCCGAATACCGACGCCTATTTCGAGTTTGTCGAGCGCAAATTGGATTTAGCCGAAGATCCTGGTTCCGTGCAGGTGGCAACGCACGTTGATACGACGCCGCAGCGCGCGACGGGCGGTCGCTCGACACCAGCGGCGGCCGCGCCCGTATCGCGTAGCGGAACTGGCAATGGCAGCCGGCCAAAATCCTACATTCTCACTCCCGCGCAACAGGAAGCCGCTCGTATATCCGGCATGACCAATCAGGAATACGCCTTACAGCAAATGGCCATCGATGAACAGAAACGGAGCATGAACTAATGGCGACCGATAAGACACTCTCGCTCAATAAGGGCGCCCCGGAACCGCCTCCGGGCGGCGCGCCGGTCCCGGAAGAGGATAGCCGTTCACGCGCCGAGCAACGAGCTCGGGAACTCGAGGCGCACTGGGGCGGCACGGATTTGCCCCCGGACATGGATACCTCGGACAAGTTCTATTTCGACCGCAGGATCATTCCCGACGGCTGGGACTATCAATGGTGGCCGTTCGAGGTGCTTGGAAAAGGCGATTCAGCCTTCTGGACGGACGTGGAAAGCGGTGGATGGACCGCGGTTCCGCGCACTCGGCACCCGGAAATGATGCCCGACGGCTGGGGTACCAATACCATCGAGCGCGGTGGCCAGCGATTGATGGAACGGCCGATGATTATCACGCAACGCGTCAAGGCGCGTGACTTTCAAAAAGCGCGCGACCAGGTGGGCGACAAGGAGGCGCAGTTGCATGGAACGCCTCCTGGGACACTGGAGCGTGCGAAGTCGACGGGCGAGAGCCTGGTCCGAGTCAATCGCTCACGTGAATCGATCGCAGTTCCGAAATAAGGGGTGCCGACGACATCCGGCCTTCCCCCCGTCGCGGCGCGCGGGTCCCCTGAATAGCGCCGCATTTGGCGCCGCAAGGAGGAATGGGTTATCCCAAATGTCAATATTTGACAATCCTTATAAACTTGATGTACATATAGCGCCAATCCGCGCGGCCCGGTGCTCGCGCCTGACGACAGATTGAGTGGTTTGGTCATGCCCAGGCGGCATTGACGGACCTGAGCACCGGCC